GGCAACATATAGACAGGCATTGAGAGATTTTCCTGCAAGTAACACAACATTTACTGTAACCTTAGATGGTTCAGATACAGCGTGGCCTACTAAACCTTCCTAGTGTTTTTAGAAAATAATTATTGGTTCTACGATAGAGCACTTAATCCAAAAGTTTGTCAACAAATAATCAATTACGGTAATTCCTTAAAAGAAAATGTTGGTGTTACTTCAGATACAAGTGAAGGCACTGAGGAAAATAAACAGAAATTAGCAAAAATTAGAGACTCTAGAATTGCTTGGATACCTCAATTAAGATGGCTCAATATATGGTTTTGGGACTATGCTATGGATGCAAATAAATTTGCTAATTGGAATTTTAATATTAGCACTTCAGAGCAGTATCAATTTACAAAATATAAAGAGGGACACTTTTATGGTTGGCATCAAGATTGTGGACCTGATAGCATTGGAGATGGTTTACAAAGAAAATTATCTTTAGTTTGTACCTTGACTAACTCAGAAGAATATGAGGGTGGTCAACTTGAAATATGCAATCCACAGATGTCACCAATAAAAAAATTAGAGGATAAAGTAAACAGCGAAGACCTATGGTTCAATCAAGGAACTATAATTGTTTTTCCTAGTCATATGTGGCATCAAGTAAAAAAAGTCACAAAAGGCACTAGATATTCTTTAGTAACATGGTTTAGAGGAGAGGAGTTTAAATGAGTAATTTTGAAAAAGATAACTATGTAGTAATTAAACAAGCTATAAGTGAAGAGATAGCTAGTTTTGTTAATGAGTATTTTATAATGAGAATGAGGGTGACAGCAAAACTTTTTGAAACAAAGATGATTTCACCCTTTGAAGAAAACTACGGAGTATTTAATGATAATCAGGTTCCAGGTGCTTTTTCTGCTTATGCAGATATAGCCATGGAAGTTTTACTTAATGCCTTACATCCTTTAATGGAAAAAGAAACAGGTATTAAATTAACACCTAATTATTCCTATGCTCGTGTGTATTTAAAAGGTCAAAAATTACCTAGACACAAAGACAGATTTGCATGTGAAATATCTACCACTCTTAACTTAGGAGGAGACCCATGGCCTATTTTCCTAGAGCCTGATGAATCAAAAGGTAATGATGATGGGGTAAAATATATATCTGAAAATACACAAGGTATAAAGGTAGATTTAGGACCTGGTGATATGTTGATATATAAAGGTAACTTATTGGAACATTGGAGAGAGCCTTTAGAGGGAGACAGGTGCTCACAAGTATTTCTTCATTATAATAGAGCTGATCAAAAAGAACCACCATTTGATGGAAGAGATTTTTTAGGTTTACCAAGTTGTTTCGTATTAGGCAAAAAATAAAATTTTATAGTAAGCATTTTTCTCTTTTAGAAAAACCTATACCTTCCAAGAAGAAAGTGCCTCTGTGGTATAAGAAAATGCAAAATTTTCCAATGGGTAAAAAAGAAAGTGGATCTGTTAAAAGATGTGTTCCTTTTTTGGATGCTCTGACATCAGGATATTATATTGTAAACAACTTTGAAGTATTAATAACATGGCGTGAACCTGGTGTTTTAGATATAAGATACAATCAAAATTTAGAAAANGGAGAGGCTTATGAACTTGACTCAGGTATTAAAACTCATTTGGCTTGGCAAGTGAATGATGATTTTTATAATGACAATGAAATAAAACATCCTTTAAAATTTGATAATCCGTGGAGAATAGAAACTCCTAAGGGATATAGTTGTATGTTTTTGAACCCCCCAAATAATCCATCACCTTTTAGATTAGCAGAAGGTGTTGTTGATACAGATCAATACAAAATGAATATTAATTTTCCCTTCCTTTTAAAAGGATTTGAAAAAGAAGTATCAATACCTGTTGGCTTACCTATAGTATGGGTAGTGCCTTTTAAAAGAGAGTCATGGCAAATGGAGACACATGATCATGATTTAGAATCAAAGGATTATCATACAAATTTTTTTAAAGAGTTTGCTGATAATTATAGAAATAAAATATGGAGTAAAAAAGAATATGATTAAACCTGAAGAACTAAAAGAAAAAAACTTTAAAATATTTTTAGGAATGCCTATGTATGGTGGAATGTTATCTGAGGCTACATTACACGGTTTATTGGAACTACAACAATGGTCGATGTCAAAAGAAAAAGATGTTCAAATGAGAATACAGACCATGGGTAATGAAAGCTTAATAACTAGAGCAAGAAATACACTTGTATCAATGATGATGGATGCACAAGATTATGTTGCAACTCATTTACTTTTTATAGATGCAGATATTGGATTTACTTGGAGAAATGTTGAGAGACTGATTTGTGCTGATAAAGACATTGCTTGTGGAGTATATCCTAGAAAACATTTACATTTGGAAAAGGCTAGTAAATGGATTCAAGAAGATCCTAATATAAGTCCTGATGANCTAGAGGCTAGAATACTAGGTTATAATATTAACTTTGATGATCCTAAAAATATAAGAGGAGAGAATGGATTTTTCAAAGTACAAGAAGCCGCTACAGGAATGATGTTAGTAAAAAGAGAAGTCATAAGAAAAATGATGAAAGCTTATCCTGAGAGAAAGTATGAGTCTGATCAAATTGTAAACGGTGGCTCTTATAAGTCAGATAATTGTTATGATTTGTTTGCAGTTGGTCCTTACGAAACTTTAGGTCAAAAAAGATACTTATCAGAGGACTATTACTTTTCGAGATTATGGCAAGAACTTGGTGGAGAAATTTGGGCAGATTTAGCAAGTCCATTAACTCATTTTGGAAATAGAGCATTTAAAGGGCATGTTGGTACTTTAGTAGCAAAAGCAGATGATCAAAATAATAAATAATTTTTTTAGTGTATACAGTAGAGATTACTATTTATTTGCAAAACAACTTACTTTTCATGAGTCATCGGATTATAAAAATCTCATGGGATTTACTAGTAAGTATGTAGATTTTCCAGGGAGAAGAACTTTACAGCTAAGCAAAGAGTCACCTTTTTTTTATCTAAATATTGTAAACAATGTTTATGATAAGTTTGGCATAAAGTTAGATGATCAAGCAGGAGTATATTGTCATGTTAGATTTCAAGATGATAGAGATGATTGGATACACACTGATAGAGGAAAAACAATATTAGTATTTTTATCTGAAACTAATTTAGAGTCAGGAACATGTTTTTTTGATAATAATGAGAATCTTACTGATAATATAAGTTTTATACACAATAGAGCTGTAATGTTTGATGGTAACATAAAACACATGTCAAAAAAAAATTATGGATCTTCGGTAGAAGATGGAAGAATGACAATTAATATATTTATTGAAAATGCTTAATTCTATCAAAGAAGGATCTATATTATTAAAGCCACANTTTTTACCGTTAGAGGTTTACAACTCCACACTTAATTTATTCAATAATAATAAATTTTATGCAACATACCAACCTACAGAAATATTCTATGGCAATAGATTACAGGCATATCCTTGTTATCAATATGTACTTAAAGAAAATGAAAATATAATATTTGAAAAATTGTTATCTGATTATTTAGACACCCCTGTTGATGTCTTAACTATTGCAAGAAAGATTGTAACATCAGAAATACAACAATCAAAATGCAACACAAAATATGGGTACATACATCAGGATTCTCATTGTGATTTAGCAGCAGTATTACCTTTTGATCAAACAATAGATGGAGGAACAGCTTTCTTTGAAAATATTTGGGATAAGTATCCTGACATAACCGTGGGAGCGTATCCCAATAGACTTGTTATATACAACTCACAAAGACCTCATGCACCATCACATGATTTCACATTTGTAGAAAGAAAGGTTTTAGCCTTTATGATAAAGGTAAAATGAAACTAGAAGTAATACAGTTTTCAATTCATAGTTTATATTCTGCCTATATTATAAGAGATTATTTATCTCAAGAAGAGTTGTACAAACTTGATAAGGTCCTTAGAGATAAAACAAAAATAGATGAGATGAATAAGTCTACCAATGTAAAAGGTAATATGACCTCTTATTCTGCTTTACAGGACGTACAAGAGTGTGCAGATCTGATTAGCAAAGCAATCTTTACTATTGATTCAATAGTTAAATTAAGAAGTTCTCATGGAAGAGATAGCTTCATATATCGTGTGACTGATGCTTGGGGAATGAGACACAATACAAATGATTATTCTATAAATCATGCTCATTATCCGTCTCATT